CTAGACTACACAAGCATATACTAGAACACTATCCAGACATAGCACAAAAGTATCTAAAGTTTTAGACCACTTGACGGATTAACGTCTTGATTTTAGCGGACAGCGAAACCTCGTCGGCAAGAGCTATAGGCATACTCTAAGTATGACATAGCAGTAGAACACACAAAAGACTCGCTCAAACGAAAAAGACACAGATACAGGTTGACAAACACTCCGGATCATTGTATACTAACTACACTAGTACGGTATAGGTGCCGTGGTTTTAGCAAGTATTAAATAAAAGTGCGTAGTTAACTAATAAAAAAATTTAAGCTACCGCTTATAAAAATACTGTAAAGCGAGGCGGGCCTCGCTTGACGGGGTTTGGTAAGTACATATGCACCGGCCAACCAAAGGAATGAAATGCAATATAACGAACAACAATCACAATCTAACAGAAAAGTAATTAAAATTAAAAAAGCCAGCAATGCATTTATTATGTTTTGGCATCTAACTGACTTCTGTAACTATAACTGTACTTACTGCCCTCCATGGCTAAAAGCCGGAGATTATCATATGGGCCGTAAACCTGGACATCCTACTAATGAAGAAATTGATATCTTCTTACATAGATTGCAATATGATATATTAAAAGACAATCGACGATCACATATTATGCTATCTGGAGGAGAACCAACAGTACATAAAAGGTTTGGAGAAATAGTTCATAGGCTATCAGTTGATATGGGTAGTGATGTATGTATTACTACTAATCTAAGTCGACCATTAAAGTTTTGGGAAGGGCTAGAAACATTACCTGCTGGAATGAATATATCATTACATCATGAAACAACAAACATGGATCAGATTAATGAAAAAATGGAATTCCTTGTTCCTGCTGGAGTACAGACTCAATTTAACTTAGTTTGCGATCCAGGTAACTGGGAAAAAGGAACTATGGAAATGTTTAATGGTTTAGATCCTAAATTTCAAAAGTATATACATGCTTGGCCTTTACACGACAATAGTCATAAAAGAAATAGACACATCTACGAATATAGTGCAGAGCAGAGTAGATGGATGAAAGAACGTAACATAATTTATAGAGCAACTCGTAAAAGAGAAAAGTCTAAATTTAAACAAGAAAACTCTTTTGTATATTTTAGTGACGGAAGTACTTCTACTATTAAGCAAGTTAGCGAAACAACATTTAAACAAGGTGGACAAAACTGGTTTAATGGATGGAAGTGCAGAGCTGGGCAACAAGCAATTGATGTTAATTTTAGTGGCGAGGTATGGTCTAGTGTATGTAAGTTTGTCAAGCTCGGTCGTATAGATGATTTTAAGTTATTAGAAGATGCAGTAGTATGTAATAGAGACATTTGTATTCATCCTATGGATTTAGGATTAGATAAAATTGCGCCAGGGGAAGCGGAGTTTGATACCTGGGGAAAGTTGCTAGTAGGTTAAATACAGTATGATCAATAATAACACTAAAATTTATCTAGACATGGATGGCGTACTTGCAGACTTCTTTGGAGCATGGTCTGAAAAGGCAGGCGTTAAAAATTGGAAAGATATTCCGCCTGATCAAGTTAATACTACATTAGATGATATGATAGGAACTGATTTCTTTAACACACTTCCTAAGTTTCCTACTGCTAATACACTAGTTGATTTAGCAAAATCATATACTGGAGAGTATCATATTAATAGCTCTCCGTTGCGTAACGACCATGAGAATAGCGGACAATGGAAGAAAGTTTGGATTAAAAGAGAATTAAGCACACAACCTAAAACCATTATACTTACAAATACAAAAGAGAAGTATGCAGTAAATCCAGATGGTAGTGCTAATATATTAATTGACGATAGAGGTGCTAACATACAAGCATGGGCTCACGCAGGCGGCATTGGCCTCAAGTATCAAGCAGATGAAAATACCATTGCTGAACTTAGAGCAAAATTAGATAAAGTTTTTAATATTACTCCAGGGCAAGATCCTAAACTAACAGAAGGCAAAATTAAAAAGCATCCTGAAGAAGATGGTGCATACTTACTAGACTACAATGGTAAGGAATACAAAGTTTCAAAATTTCTCAATAATAATTTAAGACATGCCGGCGAGTGGAGTATTTTTCAATTAGAAAATAACGAATGGGAATGGGTAGATACTGTAACCGGTAGAAACTATGCTATTGAAAGAATACGACAGATAAATGAAGATGCAGTAGCATTAAGAGTTATAGATCCAAAACTACCTAACTGGAAAGAACCAAAAAAGCCTACCAAGCATCAAAGACGCAAAGCATTAACAAAGCAATACAATAAAACTGTAAAAGAGGACCCAGAGCTTAATGACGTTGAAGTCAGCTTACACGGAGATGCTAAAAAAGGTTATGTATTAAGTAAAATTGCTGTACCAAAAGAATTGCGTAATACAGGTATTGGCTCTAAGGTAATGAACGACTTAACAGACAAAGCAGATGCAGAAGGTGCTATTATCGCACTAACACCAGATAACACTTACGGTGGATCTAAAACAAGACTTACACAATTTTATAAACGTTTTGGGTTTGTTCCTAACAAAGGAAGAAATAAAGACTTTCGTTATAGAGAAACTATGATACGTTATCCTGTTACAGAAGATATAGATTACACTCGACCAGATTTTGATAGCGAATGGGAAGAAGCTATGCGTTATCCTCAATTTGAAAAAATGGGTAAAGAGGCATGGATTGATCTTGCTAGTAGCGGAAGAATAATTAATATTAATGATGCATTATCTAATTTAATGTACAATACAGATGCCGGCGAAAAGTTTAGAAATACATGGCACGAATTAGATGCAGACAAGAAGAAAAGATTTGTACAAGCTCTAGATAAAGAAAGAGTTGAATTACCTATTATTGCCCGTTGGCCAGATGGTGGTTTAGAATTAATAGGTGGTAATACTCGTTTAACAGGATTAATGTTAAACAAAGGCGAAGCAAAGGCTTGGATATTTAACGCATAAATAAACTTAGCAGTTAAAGGAGTTGTCAATGGGTATACCTAAAATTGAGTCTTATCAGATTCAAGATCTATCATTATTAGACGAAATAAACAAACATGTCAATAACACAGATTGGTATGCAATGACAGAAAGAAATGATTCATATGAACAAGCAGTAAACGAAGGATTACTAACTGAAACAAAACTTGCCCAATTAAAAAAAATACACAGTACCAACCTAAACATGCAACTGCTTATAAAAGCAAGAATTAATGAGCAAGGTTTGTGGCCACACCACCATCTCCTGCCTGAAGAAGACGACGGTATTCTTAAATTGCGTAGTATTGTTAGACAAGCATACGGCTGGGACGAAACTAGTGTTAAAAGAAGAGCACTTCCAGTCTGGAATCTATTTGACTATATGAATAAAACATTCTTTAACAATGAACTTACATTAGATGGGCATGGCGAAGAAGTATCCGGTGCTAGGCATATATGGTACGATAAAGATAATATGGATATTCCAGGTTGGGGAGATGACACCGGGCCAAATGGAAAATTTGATGAACGAGATCCAACTCCTGTCTTTGTAGCATATGCTAATGGCAAGTCTAGTTCAACTAGACGTATCGCTGGTGCCAATGCTAGAGGTTTAAGCAACGGTGTACATAGAGATTGGGATCAGGATTGGAGAGAAGATGAAATTGAGGATAATGGATATTATTCTTTGTTAGTTCATATTAATAAAGAATGGGCATACTCTGAAGCAGGCGAGCTACTATTTTACGAAACCATAAGCCCTGATAATGCTTTATCTGTACATGAGAGAAGAGGATACGGAGTTGGCAGACCGACTCATATGTTTGGGCATGTTCCTGGATCTGTAATTTTATACCCTGCAACAGCATTACATGCTACACATGGCATTCAAGCTAAAGCCGCAACATCCAAGTCGTTTTCTAAAAAGATAGTTTACAGGGTTCAACGCAGGTCTACACTTGCTAAATAAGTATAGAATTAAGATAGGAGAATAATTCAATGGGATTTTTTAAAGCAATTAAGTCTTTTTTCAGTGGACCAGAAGAAACCAAAGAAGATAAGAAACTTGCTAAGGCTTATAGAAAAGTAGTAGAGGTAAAACCATCTGCTATTACTGAGCCAATTGTTTTGGTTACTAAAGCCAAGACTTCAACCGAACTAAAAAAGATGACAAAGAAAGCACTTGACACATATGCCAGAGAAGAGCATAATATTGAACTCGATGGTCGTTTGACTAAAGATAAGATGATTATTTCTTTTAATAAAGAAATTAAAAAGAAAAAGAAGAAGTAGATATGTTACTCAGGGATCTATTAGTACCAACAGCAGATGTTGAAACTATTTTAATAAGACGTATACCTATCAACGAAGGTGGACATGCGTTCAAGGACCCTACAACTAAAGAACTTCTTACTAAACAGAATGCTACGACAGCAGAAGTAGATGCCACCCTAAAAGCATTAGGTTCACGTCTAGGCATAGACTTAATTAAAAATAAAACAGGGAGTACAATCTATCCAAACAAAATTACAGGCGATGGTGACACTAACTTAGATCCAACTGACTTTATGAAAGTTGATCCTAGTGAAGATGCTAAAGTTAGTATGAACAAGTTCAGGGAATGGTTGACTAGCAAACTACTTGGAGCAGGCATCCAAGATACACATATTAAAAAGGGAGGTGACGGTCTTGCAGTTATGTCACCCATTCCCGGAACTGACGAATACTTACAAGTAGACTTAGACATTAGCACACCAGGAGATGGACAATTTGCTAGGTGGTCTAGAAGAGGAGAGCCAGGATCAGCAAAAGGTGTTTTTAGGCATATACTTAAAAGTGCTATTGCAAGAGGTATTAATCCAAACTTAAAATGGTCTTTTAAGAATGGTTTAGTAGATGAGGTTACTGGAGAAGCTACAAAAGATCCAGAAACTATTGCCAAGAGATTATTTGGCGATAAAGGAAAAGCAACAGACCTAGATAATATAGGTGCAATCTTAAATGCACTAAAGAGTTACAGACCTGATATTGCTGATGATGTAATTGAAAAGGCACAACAAGGTGTTGCTAACATGAAGTTTGATTATAAATACGGAGAAGAAAAGTAATGTGGGATATGTTAACACAATTAGCAACTGATAGGCTATGGATATACACAGGTATTGCTGGAAGTATTTTTGGAGCCTTGTTTCTATTTTGGGTTAAAGATACATATATTGCATTTTGGGTGTTTACCAAATGGGATAACATATTAAATTTTCTTGTTGACAGATGGGGTTGGACTTGGTTTAAACACGATCCAGAGGGATGGAAAAAGATAAATCCAAAACTAACATCTAAGGTTGAAGATTTAGAAAACCGTATTAGGAAGTTAGAAAAAACAAAAAAGATTATTATTAAGAATAAAGGTTAAAGTATATGTTACTAAGAGAGTTACTTAAAGAAGACGAAGAAACTAAACAGGCTATTATTGCAAAGATTTCTGGCCTTCAGGCAGATAACGAACAGGATGCTGAGATACTTGATAGAATTTTTAGAACATTGCATAATGATGATATATCAGGTAAGATTGCACAAGCATTTGGACCTCCAACAGAAGATGATACTTTCCAACTTGAACCTCTTTTAAAAACACTTACACAAATTATATTCCATGCAGGTGTTAATTATAAAAGCCTAAGTACATTTCTAAGCAAACTAGAAAAAGGCAATGTTGTTGATGTTGGCAAAATTGTTAATCCGGGTGTAGGAAGTGTTAGAGACTTCTTTGGCGGTGACGAAACAGCAACACGAGTATTTCAATCTATGGCAACATTAGGTGCAGGTAAAAAACAAAAAGGCCCTGGTGAATATGCACTTGCTATGCTATCTAATAAAATCAGATTAAAAAGCGATGGTGGAGATATTGAAGCCGCAGGTAAAGGGATTGAAGTTAAAGCCGAAACATCTACTGGAGGCGGACGTCTTGGTGAAGGTGGACCTACTAACATAGTAGCAAAAGAATACTGGAGCCAACTTCCTAGTATGGCCCAACACTTTGAGAACGGTGGTAAAGGACTTGGACTTAAACGAGCAGTTCCTTACCTTGCATTAGATCTTCCACTTAACGATCCTGAAAAGAAGAAACAAAGACAAGATATACTTACAAAATGGTTTTCACAAGTCTTTAAAGACCCAGCTCCGTTTGTTGCCGCAATGATGCAAGACGATCCGGTTGTAGCAGAAAGAATGTACGGTAAAGCAAACTATGAGGCTTATAAAGCAAATTATGGATGGGACGGATTATTAGGCATTAACTTTCCACAATTAAAATATGTGATGGTTAATACAGGTGACGAGTTTGTTAAGATGATAGAAGCAGGACATTTCTCTAGTCTTAGCATAAGTTTAGTTCCTAGTAGTGCTAGGCCGTCAGAGGTATATGCACAATTAAGTCTTACAAAAGCAAAAGCATAACTCGTATGCTTTAAACACATAAACTTTAGGTTTATATCATCAACATGTTAATATAAATAAAGTGTAAGCACAAAGGAGCCGCTATGAATAAATTTAATATTGCGGTTGCTATGATGATAGGTATATTAATAGCTTTTGCTAGTCAAAGTAGTGCCGCCCCAACTGATAACGAAATTAAACCGGAAGCACCATCGCAACCGGTCGTACCACAGCCACAACAATCTTTTAAACCAGTGATTTGCCAAGTCACGGCAATAGTTGTTGATAATCTCAAAAACAAATATAACGAATTACCAGTATTTGTTGGAGACGGCCAGGATCAAGCAGGAACTAGTTATGTTGTCTCTCTAAATCGAGACAATGGGGAATTTACTATTGTACAATTTTCAGCAGACAGAGGTACTGCATGTATTATTGGTTCTGGTACAGGAGCAAAAGTAACTATGATTCCATCAGAGAAAACGAAAGGTATGCCTGTTATTTTTCCAATAAGTAATTGACAATGACAGACAAATATACTATAATGTTTTATATGCTTAACACTTTCTATTTGACAATAGTTATAGGAATGGTGTTAGGGTTTTATATTTTCTTGGGTTCATACTTCTTGATTATTACAATAATGTGTGTTCCTTTCTGGATTGCTGGAGAATTATATGGGCAAGAAAAATCTAATTTGGAACCTACAAGAAGAGATTAATTACAATCAAGATTTTTTTATTCCACTTGACTTAAAGTTAGATCCAGAAGAGAAGAATAACTTTGCAATGCATTTTGCAAAAGAGTATCTACCTGGAATGAGCAAGATGACAAACTTGTCTGTTGCTGATGGTAATGTAAAGGAATTTTTCCCAAACTCATATAAACAAGCCAACGACTTGCTAAGGCCATTAGGTTTATGTGCTAGAGCTATGACTTTATTTGTTTCTCCTCCTACTCCTGATATAGAACAATGTAGAAACGTACATATAGATTCTACTAAAACAAGAGAAGGAGATGTATTTCCTTTAGAAGCAAGACTTAGTTATTACGAAATGGCAGAGGTACCAGGGATTATAAGATGGTATCCTTCAAACAAAGATGAGGTTGAGTATGTTAAACTTCCTCAAGCTGATAGTGCTATATTTGAAGGAAAGAATAGTAGAATATATGCAACAGAATGGATAACCGCATTAAGACAAGGCAGACTTTCTTGGGAGGATGCACCAGACTACATACACTCTACAACTACTTCTGTACCTAGTGCATTACTAAGAACTAACCTACCTCATCATGTTATACAAGGTCCAGGTGTTAGAATAACAGTTTCATGTCAAATACAATGGATACATTCAAAGAGTCCCGTAGGTACATGGCAACACATACGGGATAAGTATCTATATGAACAATAAAAAACAAAGAGAATTATCTATGGATTACTGTAACAACTGCGGTCGGGGTAGCCACTGTGGTGTGCCAGTAATGGAAGACTTTAGACGAGAGCCATATAATCATGGTATCGAAGGACAAATATGTGTTTGTAAGTATTGTATGTGCGGAAGATGTGCAACTAAGTAAATTACAAGAAGGTATTAACCACTTACATTTGACTAAATATAATGAAAGTAGTTACTTAAATAGACGAGGAATAAAACTATGAAATTTAGAGATATTGTACATGAAGACGGAGAGGGTGGCGGTGGCGCCGCTAGTACTTCTACTGCTTCTGCTGATGTTGGTGGACTTGCTTATCCTTTATTTGTTAAAGGTAAAACCCGCAGACAAAAAAGAAAAAATGCAAAAAAAGCAGTAGGACAAAAGAATTACGGTGGACCTAGTTATATAGGTAAAGGCGTATATGAATCCGAAGGTGCAGATCTAATTGAAGCTGAAATTAATGAAATATTTGGTCTAGGCCAAAAGAAAAATCCAGCTGTTAAGCAAAGTAGTGTATATAGAGTACTACAACAAATTTCTACAAACACAGATCCTTCGCCAAAAGATGTTAAACTAGATGACGGACAGATTATTGCTGTTACTCCAGATCAAGCAACAAGAATTGTTAACGCCGCAACATTACAAGGTAGTGCTGGTGGATGGGAAAAACAATTAGGCGACTGGGAAATTTTTAAAAAAGTTGTTCAGTTTGCTAAAGTACCTTTAGCCAAACTTCGTAAAAGTACACCAGGAAAACATTGGACAGAAGAGAGTGCAAAATTAGGTGAAGCTAACATAGTTGACCATGATGGTGTTATTTACAAAATGGATAGACAAGATCCAATGAACAAAACCGAAGTAGCAGTATTAGGTGGAGCAGGACGTTATACATTAGAAGGGCTAAGAGAGAAAGCAAGAACCGAAGCACAAGCACTAGCAAATGATCTCAAAGAAGGTGGAGCAAGTGGAATGACATTTCTTACAGCCAAACAAAATATCTATCAATTATCCAATACTATAGAAACTATTGTATCAGCATACAACCAACTAGAACGTATTAGACGTAAAGGCGGAAGAGGATCAAGAGGAATTACAAGAGAACATATTGAACCAGTACAGATTGGTATTAAAGTTTTAACTGAAGCAAAGGAAAAGTTTAAGCTATGATACAGATAAGACTCATGCATGAAGGTAAATTAATTAAAAAGATCTCTAGCAGAGTCAGTGAATCTGTTGTGCTTCAACACTTAGATAATTTTGTAGGGGATTATGATGAAATTCATTATTACGGAAACGTGACAGAAGACTTTAAAGATACAATGAAAAAAGTAGGTAAGAAGATTGTTCCTGCCGCAATGGCGGCTGGTATTGCAATGGGTGCCGCAGATAATGCAGGAGCACAGACATTTGATTTGGATCAAAATATTGGTTCACTTATTGGACAGGTATTCTCACCAAACTATCAACAATTAAAAAGAGAACGTGATGCTAATAGACGTGTTGAAAGAAGAGCATGGGAAGCAAAACGTAGAGAGCTTGACAGAGCAAGAGTTAGAGCCGCAAGAGAAGCTGGTAAGAGAGAAGCTGAAAGAATATATGGTGCACCTTCGTCAAATAAAAAGAGTGCTGTAGTTTATGATCAGGCCCGTCTTTCAAAAAGCGGAAGAACTATGTACTTGTATAAACCAAATGGACAAGTACTTGCAATTAAAACAAAAGACTTGGAATGGATTGCAGGAGACTCTAAGAGAATGGGACATTACCTTAGTCCTACAGGAAAAGTATACTATGTTAAGAATGGTGTTCCGTTACCAGAAGGAAGAGGAAGAGCTACACATAAAAAAATAAAGGACTTAGTCAAATGAAAAATATGAGACAATTAATTAATGCCGTTATGGTTACAGAAGGCACCTGGGCTTTACCAACTACTGATGATCAAGTAGCTAAGATGAATATGTTAATGCAAAATCCTATAGCATTAGGTGACGGTGGCGAAAATGCAACAAATCAAATTTCTTTTGCATTTGGTGACGATACATTGTATGACAATTTAGGAGATGCTGGAGATCAAGATCCAACTGCAGATGCTAGGCCAATCATAATGAAATGGTTAGATGGTGTAGTAGGAACTTTTGGTGTTGAATACGACAAGTATATGTCTGCTATAGCTGATGCAAACAGAATGGGACAAATGGAATTACCTCTAGACGAAGATAGTGTTGATGATGATAAGACTGATCAATTAAACAACCTCTTCATGTCAGTAGATGCATTAAAGCAAGAAGTTGAAGAACTAGCAAAACTAGATACTCAGGAAGGTGCTTCAGGGGTTGGAGACTTGCATGATCAGATTACTACAATGTACAATCTATTAGATAAATTTGATGATGTAATTGACAGGTCAACTAATATTGTACCAACAGGATTAAGACAAGGAAAGTATTAATTATGAACATGCGTAAACTTATTAATATTGTCGAAGCTGATCCAGCAGTAGGAACTATACCTGCTTCTGGTGCTACTCCAGTAACGGCTAGTGTTAAGCCTACGCCACCAGCTAAAGGTTCCGCCGTTCGCAAACAAGAAAAAGATGCCGCACAAGATCAATCAGCTTTACCAGGTGGTAAAGAAGATCCAAATGCAGTTGAACTTGATAAAGATAACGGATTAGATAAAGGTACACTTGATGCTATTGAAAAAGCAGGTGTTACCATTAATGTAAAAGAAGCAGATATTAATTCACGCGATGACGATATTTTAAAAGATATACTTGCAAATAATCAAGAGGCGTGGAATAATTTTAAAGAAGGAAATGACATTACAGATAATGATGATTTCTATCAACAATTAGTTAGTCACTTTATTAGTACAGATCAACTTTCACAAGATGATGTTGATAAAGGGGTTGCTGTTGAACGTATTACAGGATGGCTAGACACACTAGCTAACAACGTGGAGGTTGTAGAAATGGACGACAACGATTTTGAAAAGTACGGTGACGAAGCCGATAGAGATGAAAAGGCATCTGATAGTGATCGTAAAAATGCTGATAAGAATGTTATCATGCAGATACGAAGAGCCGCAGATGGACAAAAACCTACAAAAATATTTGTAGATGATGGTGAGGTTATATTAGACCCAGCAACTGCTAAGAAAGTAAACTATGCATTTGATAATATTCGCCCACAAGCAAAAGGTCAATTTCAAGGTATGCTACAAACCAAAGCAGGCCTAACTGATGTGATTAAGATGGTTGACGGCAAAACAATTCCAGAGGCTACCTCCACAGCCGAATCTAAGATTGCTGTCAAAGAAGATAATACAGCTAATATGCCTTTCATGGAAGTCATATATCAATACGTAGATGAAGAAGAAGATTCGGATGGTACTATGTACCTTGATAGTAGTAGATTAATTGCTGATGTTGAGTATATGATTAAACAAGACAATCCAGGTGTAGAAATTATGTCTGAAGATGTTCAAGAATCTAGAATGGGATTTAAAGACTTAGATAAACTAGGCAAAGAAAATGCAAGTAAAGTTGACCAAGAGGCACGCCGTCAAGGTAGTGCTGATATGGAGCCTGGTGATGCAGATCAGCTACGTTATAAGATTGCTAAAAAGATGGGTCTTGCAGAAAATGAAGGAAGTATTAACGAAGGAAGTCTTAACGAAGGAACTATGTCTAATGACGTTGATTCAGATGAATTTATGAACTTTCTTCAAACAAAAAATTTAGCAGTTGGTCCAGACCCGTTTGCAAATGCTGACGGCGATGAGTATGGCGAAGAAGAAATGGTAAAAATTATGAAGATGGGTGCAGAAGATAAAGTTGGTGCATTCTTTTTTGATGATGAGCTATGGGACGACCTGCATGTATTAAGAACAGAGCAAGGTGCAGATGCAAATGCTATGCCATTAATTGTAAAGAGAGCTAAAGAGTTATTTGTTGATGAATCAGTTCAAGAAGAAAAGGCTCCTCGTACTGCAAAAGATATTGCACAAGAGATTAGACAAAAAGAATTAGAACTACAGAAACTATACAAAACAGCAACTATCAAGGATTTAGAAGGTGCTAAAGACTTAATGAATAGAACTAAATCATTAGACCGTATTAAGATTGGCGAGAGCTACGAAGGTGCTACAGCAGAAGAAGTAGCTGATGCAATTAAGCAACGTATGTTTGTTAATGGTATGATAGAGAAAGCACTTGAAAAAGGACAAGATCCTCAGACAATTATGTTAGCAATCGAAGATGTTGCACAATTTCACGAAGGTGCAGAAGAGCTAGGTTCAAGTGATATTAGCATTATGTGTAAAGAAGTTATGCAACAATTAGGCGGAATGGACGAAGCATATATTGATGATAATCAAATGGATTCAATTTACGAAGCCGCAGATATTAAACCAAAGTTAACATACGAAGACATTACTAGAGAATTAGAAGAAGGCCAAGTAGTTGATAAAGATATGGCATATCAAATTATGATGATAGGCGATAACGACGCAGAATTATATCAACAACAATTCCTTCCAATCATTAAAAACTTAATGAGAAAACGTGATAAAGGCATTTACGAACCTGAAAAGGCTGTTAAGTTATGGCGTTATTGGGTTGACAATGTTGTTAAGAAACATGCCAAGGATCTTGGAATTGTATCGTCTAGACAAGTTAGCGGAGCCACTCGTAATGAGGTTGCTAAAGAAAAAGAAGAACAAGAACGTATGGAAATGGATTTAGGTAATTGGGACAATAACAAGTCAGCTGGAACTGCTAAAGAATCAGTTGAACAAGTTAACGAAGCAGAAATGTATAAGTCATTAGAAGATGTATATCCAGCAGGTCCTACAGAGATTTGGTTTTGGAAACAAGACAATGGTAGAGATTTTATGATGGGAATGAAATGGTTATCTGAACGTGGTGTAGAAGTTACTAAAGCCACATTACAAGATACACATGTAAAGATTGGTACTATTGCAGAAACTGATCCAGAAAAAGTTTATGGTATGATGCAAGGCGAAAACTGGTCACCAGAAGGTGAAGCAAGAGAGCTTATTAGTAAGTCCGGTTCTGGACATACTAGTATGAGTGTTGGAGATGTTCTCGTTATTGGAGGCAAACTACAAATGGTAGATAGATTTGGATTTGTTAATCCAGAAGATGAGAAAGAAGTTTCCATGGCAGAGAGTACACTTTACTCACCAGAAAAAACAGCCGCACTAATAACAGATAAGATCTTTGAGGAGACTAAAAATGCAAAATAAAGAATTTAATAAAATGTATGCTAAAATAAGAGATCTTAATGATGATACTATTTTAGATGAAGGAGCCTGGTCAGATCTGTGGCATGGTACCAGACAGGAAAAGAAATCAGACCAAGCAACAAAAGATGCTTATGATGCATATAGATTAGAAAAGATTACTAAGAAGTTTGAGAAAGACGGTTTATCTCCTGAAGATGCTCGCAAGTATGCATACCGTAAAGTGTACGGTGCTCCGGTAGAAGAAGCAGATTCAATTGACTTCGCAAAAAAGAAGCAATTGAAACTACCAGATAATTTTTTTAGAAATATTGCGATGATGGATAATCCCCATGCAGAAATAGAAAGATTACTAAATGATCCAAGCAGTCAAGGTGAAGTAGTTAGAAATTATTATACTTCTTATTCACAAGAATATGAGTTAGATCCTGTAAAAGATAAAGAAGAAATTATTGATTATGTTGTCCAAGATTTTGGAGATACAACAGTTGAAGAAGCAGAACCTCTACAAATTGGAACAACATCAGAAATAGAAGACAAATACTATCCGATCACATATACTGCTGATATTTCATATGATAGCAGAGATCGTATGGAAGTTGATAATATAGTAATACACGATAAAAATGGAGAGATGTTACCACCAGACCATCCAGTATATCAAGCAGAGGTAGGATTTATTGAAGACGAAGTAAAACGTACTGGAGAAGAAGATGGAGAAGTAGTTGGTGAAAGCATTACTAACGAAGCAGAACAGATTAATAATGAGTTAAATAGAATTCTAAAACTTTCTGGACTGTCTGAAGCTACAAGTCCGCCTGAAGTAATTAATCCTACTAAAGATAGTTCGCCAGCAGATCTCAAAGCCGCAATCAAGTATGCAAAATACATGAAGGCAAAGATGGATACTGACAAAGCAACAGCAACATATGATAAAGAAATTGATCAATTAGAAGGTTGGTTAAAATCTAAGTCAACAATGAAAACAGAAGGCAAGATGTCAGGTGTGCACCAAGACGCACAAGAAAATGACAAAGAAGATTTTATTGCAATGCACAAAGATCACATGTCAGCAGAAGAAGCTGGCAAGATGTGGGACGAAGTACAAAAACAAATGAACGAAGATTTTGATAGTAGTCACCCTGACTTTCCTAAAGCACAGGCTTACGCCAGTGAAAAAGATGCTGTAAAAGATATAATTGCAAAGCATCCAGAAGCCGCAAAGACACTTCAGCAATCCGGTGATGTATTTTCTATTTACGACACAGACTTATATTTAGATTTGTTTGATCACTTTGCAGAGGACATGCCTTATGGAACACAAAAAGGTAGAGACGGAGATCCAGTAGAGTGGATCAATGATGAATTAGATACAATGGGAATACTTGAAAGTATTGTTGCTTATAAAGTTGAAGAAGGTACACAGAAACCTTTTGTCTCATTAACTAAAGGTATTTGGACTGTTACTGATGGTAATGGAAATGATGTTAATGGCTTTGATAATAAAGAAGAAGCCTTTCTATATCTCGAAAAACATTATGATGAGTTATTAGATCCTCAACCAATTAGATTAAAACGTACACAATCTGATATTGACTATATGAAGCAGATGGATAACTCACACGCATTAATATACGGAGAGAGCAGAAACACTTACTTCCATAAAGGAGATAAGGAATTTAAAGTTATCCCTGAAGGTTATAAGAAAACTAAAAACGGAACAATTACTAAAGTATTGAAATAAGGATCTAAGTATATGGCATTTTGCAGGTTACCCTGGCAGGGATTAATGATCACTCCACTTGGCGACTTTAGACTCTGTGCATTAACTAACGGGTTAGATTACAATCAGGGCATGTCGACAGATGAAGATGGCAAGCTCATGAACATAATGACTCATTCCCCAAATGAAGGTTTAAACGGAAAGTGGCATCGTGAAGTAAGAAAGAACGATGTGCAATCTGATGGCTCTTGGCATGACATATGTAGTTGTTGCAGAGATAGAGAAATTGCTACTGGTAGTGACATTAAACACATTGCCGCTAGTAGAAGACAAAGTATGGAACGTAGAAATCCTAGCACACATATTGTTGATGGTAGCACTTATAAAGACGTTAAAATGGACAAAGACGGATATGTAGATTGGATGCCTACTACACTAGATATTAGATTTGGTAACCTGTGTAATATGGCTTGTGTACAATGTGGACCTAACTATAGTAACAAATGGTATGAGGACTGGGTAGGCTTTTATGGAGAAAATGCTCCATGGGGTTTTGGACGTAGCAGACAACGTTTATCTAGAAACGAGCATAATAAACTTGTTAACAAACAAGAAGTAAAATGGTGGGAGACACAAACATGGTGGGACAAATTTGACCAGATGCTTCCTAACTTAGAACACATTTACCTCACAGGAGGCGAACCTATGATTGTTCCTGCACATGATGAGATGCTTGATCGTATTATTGCTTCAGGTCGTGCTAAAGATGTTTACTTAGACTACGACACTAACCTAAGTGTTATTAATACTAAGTTAGCAAAACGTTGGGACCACTTCAAGCATGTAGAGATTGCTGGTAGTATTGATGCAAGTGAAGACAATTATGAATTTGTAAGACATGGTGGTAAGTGGGAAAAGTTTGATGAAAACGTTACCCGTATTAAAGAATTTGAGAAGAACGGAGTTGTCAAACTTTATAGACTTACTGCTTGTATGCAACCTACAACAATATTTTCTATATTACAAACTGAACAATATTGTATGAACAAAGGTATTCCGTTTCAAATAAGATTTGTAGATAGTCCTAAGATGCATAGTATAATGAGCTTACCTCGTTCAGCTAAAGAAGAAATTATAGAGATATATAGTAAAGTAGATACTATTACATCGAGACTTGTAGTTGAATGGACTACTGATCACTTAGATGAGAAATACGAAAGTCCAGAAGATGTTAAACGTTATGTAAGAATTATGAATTATCTAGATACATCTCGTGGTACAGACTGGAAAGTACAGACAAAAGGTACATGGGAAATGCTAAGTAAGCATTGTAACTTAGGAGAATTAAAATAATGGCAGACGCAAAAGATATTGATTTAGCAACATTAAAGGAGTGCTTGCCTAAAGCTAAAGAAGCTAACCTTGCTAAATTTATAGAAGGTATCAACGAAACATTTGATACATTTGATATGATTAACCCACAACGTCAAGCAATGTTCTTGGCACAGACTGCACACGAGTCAGGAAACTTTAGGTATACAGAAGAAAATCTTAACTATAGCGGTTCTGCTTTGATGCGTGTATGGCCTAGACATTATCCGACTAAAGAGATTGCCGCAGTCTACAATCGTAATAAAGAAATGATTGGTAATAGAAGTTATGGCGGACGTATGGGTAACGGAGATGAAGCAAGTGGCGAAGGATGGAAGTATAGAGGTAGAGGTATTATTCAGTTAACTGGTAAAAATAATTATCGTGCTTGTGGTAAAGAACTAGGTATTGATTTATTAGAAAATCCAGAAATGGCCAAGGATAATCCAGTTGCAGTTTTAAGTGCTGGCTGGTTTTGGGAAACTCGTAGACTTAATAGATGGTGTGATAAAGGTGACGTTAAGAAAGTAACTAGACTTATTAACGGAGGCACCAACGGACTTAAGGATAGAGAACAGCATTATAATCATATACTACACGTCTTATCTTAGTCTATGCAAAATACAAGGAAACGTAATAGGCCTCCTAAAGCAAAATGGATAGCTGATAGAAACTCTGCTCTTGAAAAATTGCCAGAGAGGAACACTAGTAAGAAACAAACTCCAATTAATTTTTATTGTGATGAAATTGGATTTCCGTTGGACCACAAACATTGTTTAAGTAGATGGTGCTATCAGTATGTGCTAAACTTAACAGGTACAGTAGACCAACATCACTTTACAAAAAACCCATTAATAGATCATGTTGCATTACTAAGCACTAACAGAGAAGTAAATGTTAAACTGTTTGAACAAGGTTTATCTAGTACAGGTTCTAATGTAGTTGTTATAGGATTAATGGGAGGCTGGTCTAGTTATAAACTTGATGCAATTACAAAATGGTTTACTCATGAATCTCGTAAAAGTTTTTGGAATAATGAGGATTGCCAAATAGTTTTAGATTATAGTCAAGAAGGTTTTGACGAATACTTTGGCTCTATTCATAATTGGGTAAACGAACATAGTTTACATAACAGAGTTACAGTAGTATCTGGATCTTATAATTGTAAAAAAGTTTTAACTAATTGGGAACATATGGTTTCTAGGCAAAACAATTTTAATATAGTATGGTATGGATTTTTTGCAGAATGGATTAGTAATAGAGTTGAAAGTAAACCACAACCAGTTAATTATATTGCAGGCAACAAACGCCTTATGTGTCTTAATCGTAGACCTCATCCGCATAGAATGGTACTAGCTTCTATGTTAGAAAGAGAAAGCCTAATTGATAAGATAGAAATAAGTTTTCCTAAACATATGTCTGAGGCTGGACCTTATCGAACAGCTGGGCATGATAATGTACGTTTATTCTGGGATCGTACTGTAGATTATCAGAATGGTTTTATTGATCACTTAGTAGAACCTTTTAATAGTTTATTTAAGAAACTACCTTTAATAGCAGATACAGATGACTTTGCTACTAATCATGCTACAGATTTTAATGTTGATTTATATAAAAACTTTCCAATTAATATTGTAACAGAAACATTATTTTTTACACAGAATGTTTTTCCTAGCGAAAAGTTATGGAAGCCAATGGCACAAGGACAGCTATTTTTAGTAATGGGTGCTAAAGACTTTTTACCTTCTTTACGTTCTATGGGATTTAAAACTTTCTCTCCTTTTATTAACGAAGAATACGATACTATTGTAGACCATTTAGAACGTGCAGAAGTACTAGTTCGAGAGATTAAAAGAATAATCGAATTACCAGAAAAAGAATTTAAAGATATTTTAATTAACTGTCAAGAAGCGATCAAACATAATCAGAGTTTGATATTAAATAATAGCGAAGTTAAAAGACTAACTTCAAAAAATATTATTGAATGCCTTGAGAGTATATGAGAAGAGAAACTAGAACACGAACAATAGTAAAAGCATTAATTTATAGATTATGGATTATACTAACAATATGGATAATGTTAGTTCTTATGGGCGAAGAAACCGACGAAGCCCTAGGTGTTTCAGTTGTTACTAATATAGGATGGACCATTGTATATTATTACTACGACAGACTTTGGTTAAAAATTAAATGGGGAATGGAAGAATGAAAGTTGGATTTATTGGACTAGGTAAACTAGGAATGCCTTGTGCAGAAGTTATGGCAGAAAAATATGATGTTACAGGATACGATATTGCAAAAGTATCTTCGATTAAAGTTAGTGTAAGACATACTATTAAAGATACTGTAAAAGACAGAGACATTATATTTGTTGCTGTACCTACTCCACATGATCCTGCTTACGGAGGAAGTACTCCAATTGCAGATAAAGAACCAAAAGACTTTGATTATAGTATAGTTAAAAGAGCATTAGATGAAATTGATCTTCATGTAAACAAAACACAGTTAGTAGTTCTTATTAGTACAGTATTACCTGGAACAGTTAGAAGTGAATTAGTAGACCATATTAAACATGCTCGTTTTATTTACAATCCTTATTTGATTGCTATGGGTAGTGTTGCCTGGGATATGGTAAATCCTGAATGTTTAATTATAGGAACAGAAGACGGAACAGAAACTGGTGATGCTAAAATACTAGTTGATTTTTATAAACCTTTATTAGAAAACAATCCAGAAATTAATATTGGTACCTGGGACGAAGCTGAAGCAATTAAAGTTTTTTATAATACTTTTATTTCAGTTAAGATTGGTTTAGTCAATATGATACAAGACGTTGCAGAAGCAAATGGAAATATTAATGTTGATGTTGTTACTGATGCATTAAAGAAAGCAACTCAACGTATTGTTGGTCCAAAATATATGACTGCTGGAATGGGAGACGGAGGAGCCTGCCATCCTAGAGATAATATTGCACTACGTTTTCTTGCACAGAAATTAAATTTAGGATATGATCTATTTCATTCTATTATGCAGTCTAGAGATATGCAGGCGAAAAAAATGGCAGAACGTTTACTTGAACTATCAACAGAATATAACTTGCCTATTGTTATACATGGTCGTGCATATAAGCCAGGAGTTGAATATACAGTTGGTAGTTATAGCGAACTAGTAGCACAATATGCCGCACACGAATTAAATCAAGTATACTATGTTGATCCATTAACTGGTGACAACTTACCTAAAAAGAATATGAAAGCAGTTATATTATTAGCACACAATGAACAAGTAACATATGCTGGTACGGGTGTAAAAGCAACAGAATCAGGATATTATTTTAAGTTTGCTAAAGGTAGTATAGTTGTTGATCCTTGGAGGACAACAAAAGAGATTCCAGGTTGTGCTGTTGTACACTACGGTAATCCTAGAAAGATATGGTCTGCTCAAAGTCAAAGGAAGAAATTTCTTGGTCTGTTTTAAGAAGTAATACTAATAGAGCCATTCTAATATATAATCCATTTTCCATTTGCTCAAAATATTTTGCTCTTGGATCTTTATCAAACCAAACAGGTATTTCTTCGTTGCGTGGGAACGGATGCATAACTATTGCATCTTCTGGTATGTGATGTATATGTTCTTTCTTCATACTGTAACTACCACTACTTCCTCTTTCTTTTTGTACTCTCGTTAGATAGTAAACATCACTCTTTGGCCATATACTCTTATCGTATGTATCTATAAAATGCTTTTTGCAATTAGGTAATGCTTTATCTAAACTATGTACTGTTCTGCCGTTTTCTATATCTCCAATAAATGTAATTGTAAGATCTTTGATCTTGTTAAATTTTTTATAGATTGTATACAAATCTAAAAGTGTTTGTGTAGGATGTTCTCCATTGCCATCACCTGCGTTTATTATAGGAACCTTACTTACTTTTGATGCTATTGATGCATCACCTGCTTGTTGACTTCTCAATACAATTAAGTCGCAATAGTTAGACATTGTAATAATAGTATCTTCTAGATTTTCTCCTTTAGACACCGAACTATAGTTTACATCATTAATTGAAATTACTTGTCCGCCAAGTTTATACATTGCACTAGCAAAAGAACTGCTAGTTCTTGTACTTGGTTCGTAAAATAAGTTAGTTATTATTTTACCTTTTAAACTTTCTTGAAATTCTGTAGGAGCTGACTTTATATTATTTGCTAATTTAAATATTGAAATAAAATCAATTTTATTCAGTTGAACTAGGTGTTGCATGTAAGTTCTCTATCTTTTCCGGATCACAATGTTTAGAAAGTAAATCGTATACGTCATGTAATACAACTCTCCATTTATGTTTTCTACGTTGATCAAGTATGTCCATGTATTTTATATATTCGTTTAAATGAAAGTATTGGTCTTCTAATTTATCATCATCAATATATTTTTCTAACAATCTAATCATTGAGAAGATCCAATTTCTATATTTCTGTGAATGTTCGTATGTTTCGTTGAAGTGATAAAAGTTTTGAATAATTTCTTCTTTAGCACTTCGTGGCAGATATCTAACATCCAACCATTTAGGTCCTTCTAAAAATCTAAAGTTAGCCTTAACTTGGTATTTCTCGCATAGCTCAATTACTCTAAATATAGCATAAGGACTTTGTATTCCTACACAACTACTAAGGTACTCAATTTCTAATCCAGGAAATTCTTGAACCATCTCTAAATTTCTAATAAACCTTTCCCAATTACCAGGGTTACGAATTAATGTATATCTTTCTTCTGTATCATCGACACTTATACATAAGAATACCTGTTTAAACTTAGTTAACTTTTCTAGTAATCTTTTGTTAATGATTGTTAAGTTAGTGTCAAATCTTAATGTCATTTCTTTTGCTGTATCGGCTTCAATTAGTTTATCTAACGTTTGCTCTAGTTCAGGAACAACAAAGGGTTCTCCGCCTGTGAAGTATATGTGTCTTAGTCTAGGAATGATTGCTTCAAACTTGTCTCTCCAAGTTTGTGTCTGCCACCATTTCTCTGAATTTGCAATATCAGTTTTACCATTCTTATCAGGTAGTAAGTAAAATGTTTTATATTTTCCTAGTTTAAAGATTGGTTCCCCGTCGTAGTAATCAAATGCAATCCAGTCGTCATACCACATACTACTATGCTGAGGGCTACACATCACACATCTCATGTTGCATAAGTTACCAAATCGTATGTGCAGGTTAACTACTCTTGATGTTGTTGAACCATCTGGTTGCATATAGTAGTGTGCTTGGCTTGGAACTACATAACCTTTAGTACGTTGGGCTGTACCAATTGAAACTCTCATTCTCTTACTAATGCCACGTTCTCTTAACTTCTTCCCGTAACGTGTGCCTTTCATTCCTTTAGTAGCTTCTTCTGACTCATAGCAATTACGACAACGTTGTGGTTTTTCATTTCTAGATAATTGTAGTCTGTGATCTTTGTGTGTTTTACTGTTTAGTGCTTCGTCAAAGTCATGTGTCATTACATTCATAACTTGATCGTCTTCATCTCTAGCCATCCCAAACGTTTCATCATAGTTTGCTAAACAACAGATACTAAAATCTCCGTTTGATGATATTTCAAGTTGGCTCCAAGGTTCAGAACAAAAGCTGTCCTCGCTGAAGTTATAAGGGCTTGGTTTATAATCCATAAATTTTTTTTCTCATTTTATATTAGACTCTGTACTAGAGTATTTACCGTTACGATACTAGTTATATGACTGATACCTTTTCCAGCAAAAACATGTCCTGTAGTTCCTGTTGTAATTCCAGCATGTAAACTAAATGTATTATTATCGTTATCTTTACCTTTGTATTCTGAAAATATCAATGCATTTTGCTTTGCACTTTCTGTTTGTAACTTTCCTAATGTTTCTGCATTCTTATTTACTAATTGATTTTTTGCTTCGTTGCTTAAAGGACTCTCTTCTGTAGCCGCGAATAAAGTGCCAATACCTACATAGTCTGCACCTAGTTCTGTCATAGATTTGATATCCTCTTTTGTTCCAACTCCACCTACTGCTATAATATCAATTCCACTATAATATTCTCTAGCATAATTTATACAAAACTCAATTCCTTTTGCATCTCCAGCTCTACCAGCACCGTGGGGACTTTTAATACCTAGTGCATCTACTTGTCTATTTCCAGCCCACCGTGCATACCTAGATATATCAGTTGGAACAGATACAACTTTTAATATTAATTTAATACCAGAGTCTTGCATTCTACTTTGATGAGATGTTACTACTGCTTCATTACTTCTATATAATTCATCAACTTGAATAAGTTCTACGTGACTAACTTTTTCTTCTATTAATAAATCGCACATAGTAGATTCTTCGTCTATTAGAAATTGTGTGTCAATGCTTATAATTAAATCTGCATTAGGACACTCTTTATAAAATTCTTTTATATTTTTTCTAAGCCAATCATAACTCAACCTACCAGGGCCTGTATAATAATTGAAAGCACTAATACTAGGTACTGCTCCGGCCTTGCTTGTTGCAATAGCTAATTTTAAATCAGATACTCGATTCATAGCCATTGCTATAATAGGATATTTAGAATTGAATAACACATTTCTCTCCGATAAATAGTACTATTACTTATTAAGGAGTTTTTGTATTATGCATCCGTATCCAAGACCAAATGAACGTATAGTTATAGTATCCGGAGGGTTTGATCCTCTGCATTCTGGACATCTAAAGTTACTTAAAGGAGCAAAAGAGTTAGGACAATATCTGCTAGTTGGTGTTAATTCGGATCAATGGCTAGGAATAAAAAAAGGAAAAAATTTTCAAAATATAAAGGAAAGACTTGATATTCTAAATTCTTTAGATATGGTTAACTCTGCTATGGAATTTGATGATAGTGATGGAACTGCATGTAAACTAATAGATCATGTAAAGAAAACTTTTCCGGATAATGAAATCATATTTGCAAATGGTGGTGACCGTACTACCAATAATGTACCGGAGTCGAACATTACTAATATTACATTTGCATGGGGTGTTGGTGGAGAAGAAAAAACTAACTCTAGCAGTGAGTTATTGTACAGATGGGGTAAACACAATACACAAACAGAACACCGTCCTTGGGGTGCCTGGACGGTACATAGAGATTTAAAAACAACAAAAGTTAAAGAATTAACAGTCGAGCCAGGGAAAAGTCTTTCTATGCAACGACATAAAGATAGAGCCGAGCATTGGTTTGTTGCAGAAGGTGAAGCAACAGTTTATACACTTGATATAAGTTCAGACCAAGAACTAATTGGCCATTTTCCAATGCACTCCTCCTTACATATAAATCAGGACCAATGGCATATGTTATCTAATGAAACCAATAGCTTACTTAGAATTATTGAAATACAATATGGTTCTAACTGTTCCGAACAGGATATATTTCGGTTAAATGACCAAAAATAATACTTGACCTTTGATCTAAAGTGTAGTATAGTAACACTTGTAAATACAAACCTATAAGGAGATCAAATGTTTACCCCAGAGCAAATTGCTAAACTAAAGTCCGTAATTAATGACGGCGTACAAATTAAACGTGAAGTTGAGGACCTAAATGGTGGACTCAAAGATACAGTTTCCGCGATTGCAGAAGAACTTGAAATTAAACCAGCAGTTCTAAATAAAGCAATCACTAAAGCATTCAAAGGTGACTTTGAAAGAGATCAAACTGATCTTGAGGCTGTTGAAGAAATCCTTGACGTAACTGGTAATAAAGTTCCTTAAGACTTACATAATTAATATTGTAGAAAAGAGGAAAGCTAATGCGAATTGAAGATGAAATTAAACTAGATTTTAAAGATGTTCTCTTTAAACCTAAGAGAAGTAAACTAGAATCTAGACGAGATGTTGACCTGCTCCGTACTTTTAAATTCCATAATTCTGGAAATGAATGGACAGGAGTTCCTATTGTAGCAAGCAATATGGATGGTGTTGGAACTTTTACAATGGCTAAAAAGTTGCAAGAACATAAGATGTTGACTATAATGCGAAAACATTATACACTTGATGAATGGAATCAAGCCATCGGTGACGGTGTTAAGATGAAGTACCTAAGTGTATGCACAGGAACAGCCGCAATCTGGGATCCAGAAGCGGAAGACTTTGCAACAATGAATGCAGTATTAGGAGCATACCCGGATATTAAATTTATTACAGTTGATGTAGCAAATGCTTATCACGAAAACTTTGGAGACTTTATTTCACGTCTTCGTGACAGATATCCAGATAAAACTATTATTGCAGGCAATGTTATTACTGCAGAAATGGTTGAGGAGTTAATTATCAAAGGTGCCGACATTATTAAGTGTGGTATTGGTCCAGGATCAGTATGTACTACACGACTAATGACAGGTGTTGGAATTCCTCAGCTATCAGGTATTATCGAATGTGCAGATGCGGCAAACGGTATCGGTGGTCATATTATTGCAGATGGCGGTTGTGTATACCCTGGTGATGTTTCCAAAGCATTTGGAGCAGGTGCTCATTTTACCATGCTTGGTGGTATGTTAGCAGGCCATGATGAATCTGAAGGAGAGATAATCGATGGCATGGTAAAGTTTTATGGTATGAGCTCAGACGAAGCTATGTCAATTTATGGTTCTCGTAAATCTGGTTACAGAGGAGCAGAAGGTAAAGTAGTTACTGTTCCTCATAAAGGTTCTGTTGATAATACCGTAACAGAAATATTAGGCGGAGTTAGAAGCACATGTACATACATTGGAGCAAACAGAATTAAAGATATGCCAAAGTGTGCAGTTTTCGTACGTTGCTTGAATACACATAATACAGTCTATGGAGGCTAATAAATGAGTCTAAACGAAAAAATTGATGCTAGGATGGATGCACTCCAGCATTGGATGGAAACTAACTATCATATAGACCACGAAGAGGAAGTGTATAACTTGACACTATCTATATCCAAGTTTTGGTCTATAATGAATGATGCGGATAAGGATTATCTCCAAGTCGCACAAGATGCAATTAAAAATAAAACAATGTGGAGTACATAATTTGTTCGTAGATGCTTGGCAGGATCGACAAAAAGAAATAGTTAATGTAGTAGAACGTGTTAATGGCAAGCGGGTAATGAAAGTTTATCCTTGTCGTTATGTAATGTACTATGCAGATGCTAAAGGCAAGTTTGTAGACATTGCTGGAAACAAACTTAGTCGTATTATGGTTGGCAATGCAAAAGCATTTGATAAAGAGAAACGTATTCATGGACATGGAAGAACATGGGAAAGTGATTATAGGCCTCTACAACGTTGCTTAGAAGAAAACTACAACGGTCAAGAATCTCCCAAGTTACAAGTTGCATTCTTTGATATTGAAGTTGATTACGATAGAGAAAAAGGATTCTCTGATCCTAGTGATCCTTTTAATCCAGTTACTGCCGTAACAGTACACCTGGGTTGGTTAGATAGAACAATTACATTTGTTGTTGCTCCTAAAAAAATGTCTAAAGAACATGCAGAAAGTATTGTATCAAAATTTGATGACACAATACTATGCGAAACAGAAGATTTATTACTTGAATACTTTTTAGATATCATTGAAGATGCAGATGTACTAAGTGGTTGGAATTCAGAAGGTTATGATATTCCTTACATGGTTAATCGTGTTACTAGAGTATTAGGCAAAGATCAAACTAGACGGTTTTGTCTATGGGATAGGTTTCCTACTAAACGAGAATTTGAACGTTATGGAAAGACTCAAGAAACTTTTGATACAATTGGCCGTGTACATTTAGATTATTTAGAGTTATATAGAAAATATAACTATCACGAACAACATACTTATAGACTTGATGCTATTGGCGAATTTGAAATTGGCGAAAAGAAAATTCCATATGAAGGATCTTTAGACCAGTTATACAACAATGACTTTGAAAAGTTTATTGCATATAATAGACAAGACGTTGTACTGTTAAAGAAACTAGATGACAAACTACAGTTTATTGACTTAACAAATCTTATCGCTCACTCTAATACTGTTACACTTAGAGCTACAATGGGAGCCGTTGCAGTTACAGACCAAGCACTAGTTAATGAAGCACATAGTAGAGGAATGATTGTTCCTGATAGGCCGAGGCGTAATAAAGAAGTAGCAAATGCCGCCGCTGGTGCTTATGTTGCAGTACCTAAGAAAGGCATGCACGAATGGATAGGTAGTATGGACTTAAACAGTTTGTATCCTAGTATTATCCGTGCATTAAATATGAGTCCAGAAACTATTGTTGGGCAAGTACGTCAAACAGAAACTGAAGACATGATTGAAAGTTTCTTATCTTCTGGTAAAGGTGTTGCTGAAGCATGGGAAGGAAAGTTTGCTTGCCCTGAATACGAACATGTAATGAATCGTGACAAAGGCATTACCTTAACAGTTGATTGGGAAAATAATCAATCAGAAGAAATGTCTGCCGCAGAAATATATGACTTAGTATTTTTTAGTGGACAGTCCTTAATGATGTCTAGCAATGGTACTATATTTTCGTATGCACAAAAAGGTATTATTCCTGGACTACTAGAACGTTGGTATGCAGAACGTAAAGAGTTACAAGCAGAACTAAGAAAAGCAGAAACAAAAGAAGATAAAGACTTTTGGGATAAAAGGCAATTAGTTAAAAAGATTAATTTGAATAGTGCATATGGTGCTTTACTTAATGCAGGTAGTAGATTTTTTGATATGCGATTAGGGCAAAGCACAACTCTTACCGGACGTTGTATTGCTAGACATATGGCAGGCGCAGTAAACGAATCGTTTACTGGTAAAAAAGATCATGTAGGTGATGCAGTAATTTATGGAGATACAGATTCTGTTTACTTTAGTGCTTATCCATTATTCAAAGATGAAATTGAATCTGGCAAAGTAGAATGGACTAAAGATAAAGTTATTGAAATTTATGATACAGTAGCAGAACAAGTTAACGATACGTTTCCAGGGTTTATGAACGAGGCATTTAATTGTCCTCAAGTACTAGGTGAAGTTATTAAAGCTGGTAGAGAAGTTGTTGCGTCTCGTGGAATTTATATGACAAAGAAACGTTATGCAGTTATGATATATGACGAAGAAGGTTCTAGGAAAGATACAAATGGATCTCCTGGAAAACTTAAAGCAATGGGCTTAGATATGAAACGTGCAGATACTCCAGAGTTTATGCAAAGGTTTCTAGAAGAAATATTAGGAATGACATTGGAAGGTACTGATCCTGAGATTGTTATGCAACGTGTAAAAGCATTTAGAGAAGAATTTAAGTCTCGACCTGGTTGGGAAAAGGGTACACCTAAGAGAGTTAATAACTTAACTAAACATACAGCCGTTTATGATAAGACTGGTAAATGTCGTATTGGACATGCATTGGCGGCAATAAATTGGAATAGACTTAAGAAGGCATTTGGTGACCAACGTAGCATGGATCTTACTGATGGACAAAAAACTATTGTTTGTAAATTAAAAAACAATCCTATGCAAATTAATTCAATTGGTTATCCAATTGATGAGCTAAACATTCCTGATTGGTTTAAAGAATTACCATTCGACCACGACGCTATGGAAGAAACTATTATTGACAGTAAAATAGATAACTTGCTTGGTGTGCTTAAATGGGATTTATCCCAAACAAAAGACAGAGGATTTGTTGATGACCTTTTTGGATAACAAAGTCGTTGACATTTGCCTAAATTATATGTATACTGTAAAAACAATGGAGATTATGAATTATGCTTAAAGACATTACACTAGACGTTTCGAAGAATATTGCTTCGCTTGGTACGTTTGAAGAAATTCTGGTAGAGAAAGATGCAGGTAAAACAAAGTTTACTGCTTATCCAGAAGATAGTACAATTACCGTACTAGCAGAAGCACCTAAAGAATATGATGAACTACCTGATAAGTGTGGTATGCTTAACTTACCTTTCTTTGTTGGTTTGTCTAATTTATATAAGAGTGAAGACTCTAATGTAGCAACTGGCACAAATAGCAAGGATGAAACTGATAGATTTGTTTTTACTGATAAAGGCGGAAACAACGATCATTATCGTTTAACTCCAACTAACTTAATGAAAACTAAGCCTAGGAGTTTTAAAGGTACAGAGTGGCAAGTTACATTGCAACCAGCGGCTAATAAGATTTCTGAACTTGCAACAAGAGCAGGACTTTATACTAATATTGATCCTAATCTAATTGCTACTACTGCTGATGGAAAACTTATTTTTACATTAGGTGGACAAGCAGGTGGCGGACATATTGGTAAGTTTGTTGTAGCAGATACAACACAGGAACTTAAACAACCTGTTACGTTGCCTATTAATGCATTAATTTTAGCATTAAAAACAGCAAGCCAGGGTACGCCTATTCTAAGTATTTCGGAGAAGGTTGCTAAAGTAGAATTTGACAGCGGTGTTATTGCTTATGAATATCTAATTATGGCTCAAGGATAATTGACAGAAAAGAGGCACAAGCATGACAACAAATAAAACTGATCTGTGGACTACTAATAAAGACTATGCAGTCTTCTTACCTAGTATTTCTACATTCTATTCTACAATAGTAAGTAAAGAACAAAACGAGCCGGGCAAGAGTGTTCCACCAGAACGTGTTCCAGCTGGTTTTGAAACTGGTATTGAAGGATTAAATTTCTTAAATAAAAAAGACGCATACTTCTATTATCCTTATGCACTTTACTCTGCTGGACATGCTCAGTTAGATCTAAGTAAAACTGATACTATGGAAAGTATGATCCAAAAGAGAGATCGCAAAGATACTTTTATCTTAGGTGACTCTGGTGGTTTTCAGATTGCAAAAGGTGTAATTAAATTTGACTGGGAAAACTTTATGGAACGTCCAGGTGATGAAGGTTACAAAGGAAGTGCAGATAAAACTCGAGGGCAAATTTTAAATTGGCTTGAGCATACTGCTGATTACTCTATGGTACTTGATATTCCGACTTGGGCGGCTAGGCCTCCTTTGAATGAACGTACTGGACTAAAGAGTTTTCAACAATGCCTAGACGGTACGTTGTATAACAATGCATGGTTTATGGCTAATAGAAAGAACCAAACAAAGTTTCTAAATGTATTACAAGGTAGTACAAATGAAGAAGCAGATATTTGGTATGAAAATGTAAAACACTTCCCGTTTGAAGGTTGGGCGATGGGTGGTAATAATATGCAAGATGCCCACCTATTGCTTCGTAGATTAATTCAGATGCGTGACGAAGGAATGCTTGAACCAGGTAAAGATGTTATTCATGTACTTGGAACAAGTCGATTGGAATGGGCAATCTTTTTAACGGCGGTACAAAGAGCCTTAAAGGCAACTGTCAATCCGAACTTACTCTTAACATACGACTGTGCATCTCCATTCGTTAGCACGGCATACGGCTTATCTTACACTCAACATGTACACACAAACGAACGTATGACTTATGTAATGGAAAAGGCTGTTGATAATAGAGACTTTAGCGGAAGTACTATTCCGTGGCCTTGGTCGTCAGCAGTTGGTGACCGAATTACAATGGGAGATGTCTGCTACTATAAACCAGGGCAGGCTAACAAAAATGGGAAAGTTGCTAAAACAAGCTGGGATACCTTTTCTTATAGTTTGATTATGGCACATAACGTGGATCAGCATATACAATCTGTTCAAAGAGCTAATGTATTAGCAGACATTGCTTGGCAACAAACACATCCTGATCCTAGACAATGGAGAAAGACTAGACAAAAAACTCAAGAAGGTCAAGTTGATCTTTGGGTTCCTCGTAATGTATTATACATGATGGAACTAGTTGATATGGTATTTAAAAGTGAAGAACCGTATAAACTACTTGATCAATGTATACCATTAATGACTGAGTTTTCTGGACGTAAGACTCGTAAAACTGGTGCTGATTCAGTTAACGATTTATTTGATACAGACGATGGAGAAACAACTGAAGTTATTGCAGAGGCAGGTGCGTTTGATGATCCTAATGATGCAGAACTTGAAAAACTAGTCATAGGAGTTGAATAATGAAAAGAGACTATCAAGTAGGAGTAAAAGATGATGTTGAGTTTTTTACTGGTATAGAGATCGAAAGGTCTCCTGCATTTGGATTAATGACATTATTTGTAGTTGGAGTACATCCTTCAGAAGATATTATAAAGATGGCAGAAGAAAAGAATTGCGAAGCCATTTACTTTGGAGCAAATCAAAGTTTTCCTAATCCTACTGCTATAACATTGGATTCAATTAATATTTGGAAAGAATGGGAAACTATGATTAAAAATGTCTTGACAAGTACTAAGATTTATTGTACACTAGATATAGACATTAAATGTTTAACTTGTTTTCAAGGAACAGAATTAAATAACTATAATAGGTTCATTCCAATGATTTCGGTAAAACTTCCGAATGTAGAAAGCCTTAACTATAATACAACAGTTAAGATAGACGATACAGATTTTGATGATACTAATCCAGGAATATGGTGTCATAGTTTGAACAGTTTAATGAACCGAAAGAATTTTACATCCTGGTGTGAATATAAAAACGATAAACCTATATAAGGAGTTGTCATGACAGACGATACAGAAAATCGAGGACATGCTTTTAATCAAGCTCGTACACCAATTCCTCGAAAGCCAAAGCCTAAGTCGATAATGACTGATGAGAATTTAATTTCTGAAGAAGATGAACAGGAAACTGTACAAACTGAGGAAATTAAAGATGTTGCTGAACAAGAAGAAGTACTAGAATCTAGTAGTATTGAAAAACGTTTAGCGGCAATTGAAGAGCAGATGGAAGTTACAAACAAATATTTAAGTGCAATAGATTGGAAAATTTGGTTGTATCTAAAAGCTGAAAACTACATTGAATAATATTAACCCCTAACCTAAAGGACAGAAATATGTCAAAAGACATGATCTGGATCACCTTCCAATTAGAAGGTATGCATTGTTACCCTGCCGCGGCAACTGATCCTAAACTTGCTACCGGCGACGAATATGATGTGAGCTTTTTAGCAAGCCCGCATCGACACATCTTTCACTTTAAAGTACACATGGAAGTCTTCCATGATGACAGAGATGTAGAGTTTATACAGTTTAAACGATGGTGTTTAAATCTATATAAAGGCAGTATTCTTGAACTTGACTATAAGAGTTGCGAGATGATTGCAGAAGACCTATATAAACAAATCAACGAAAAATATCCAAATCGTAGTGTTTGGATTGATGTATCAGAGGATAATGAAAATGGTTGTTTCCGACAATTCGATTAATGTTCGTCCGCATGTCCGTTTTAATGGACACAGGCGCAATAAGTCCCTTAACCTAGCTCATATTAAATATGATCTGTTAAAGATATCCGAGCTATATGATGGGTATCTAACTCCAGATTTAGGGGAACTTCCCCTAAAGCTCTATACTTCCTACTTAGACGATCTTAAGAAGGCAGAGCAAATTTACAAGTATACTATTGATGAGCCTATTATGAGGCGTCATGAAGATACTGGTAACCGTAGCTTTACATATACTTTCCATGTACAAGGTACTCCGGATCGTACTGCTAAAGTTCTTAAGATTCATGTAGGCATTTATAAGAATGCTTATAGTGAAGCAGAACGTTGGGACTATAGAAGTGATGCTCCTTGGCAAATTGAAGTTGAGTGGGTATGATGAGAAAGCTATTCTATATGGGATTAGAGCCCTATGAAGGCAGGTATACACTTCAGTTACAACAATGGAGTGTAGCGGCTTTCCAAAAGAGAAACATTGATTATGTAATTGTTCCTGGAACTACCATTGACAATACAAAAGCAATTAGTGTTGGACAAGTACTTGATGCACATGGACGTTCGTACTTTGGTATGAGTCAACTTATGAATCTAGTACAGATGATGAGAAGTGGAGAATGCACTGGTGATGATGTTATCTTCTTTGAAGACATGTTTCAGCCTGGTATGGAATCATTACCTTATATCATGTGTCAGATACCAAAAGAGCAACGACCTAAGATTTTTCTACGTTGTTTAGCTCAGGCAATTGACCCAGATGATTTTGTTCATGTATGGGGTATGAGTAAATGGATGAGTTTGTATGAACAGATGTGTAACGAAATTCCTAATGTTCATATTCTAGCAACAAATGAAGAAATGGTTGCACATATGAGGATTGCAAACTGGACTGCTCCAATCTATAACATTTCTGGTTTAAGTTTTGGTAAACAAGAAGTACTTGGTCGCATTGGTGGTAACGTACAAGACTGGGAAACTAGACAAGACAGAGTTGTATTTGCGGCAAGGTTTGATCAAGAAAAGCAACCTGATTTCTTTATGGATATCATTGAAAAGGTAAAAGACTCAGGACATCCTGTAGAATTTGCAGTACTAAGTGGAGGACCTTTGCGTTCTAATAATCCTAAGTATATTGAACGTGCAAAAGATTTAGAAGAAAGAGGACTTCTTAAAATATATACTGACTTGCAAAAAAATGATTATTATCATTTGCTAAATGATAGTAAAGTTTTGTTTAATTGTGCATTGCAAGACTGGGTAAGCAATACTGTAAGTGAAGCAGACACATTAGGTTGTAATGTAGTTTATCCTGCTTACAGAAGTTTTCCTGAAACTTTTTCTAATGACTTTACTCGTTTGTATATTCCATGGAGTCAAGAAGATGCAATTAGTAAAATTATGAAAGGATTAGATTCTCCTAGTCCTAACATGGGAAAGATAAGTGACTGGACTGATAGTACTATTGATCGTATGATTGATATTATGCAAGGAAGTTATAAACATAATGAATGGTCTAGGTCTGGTAATAGATACAGAGACCATGTAGCAACATCTAAATACTAAGAGGTAGTATAAATGCAACAAGAAAGAGATGAATGGATTGCTATTACTGGATGCAATGGTTACATTGGTGGTCAGACAGTTTTAGAATTTAAAAGATTAGGATATAAAATACTTGGTATTGATAGAAACCAATCAACTGGTTCCTGGTTGCAAGAACATATAGATTCTTTTATACCAGGTGATTATGTAAATGGAATGTTTTTACATCAACTAAGACAGCTTAAACCTGTTGCATTTATTCATGTTGCTGGAGAAAGTTTAGTTGGTCCTAGTGTACTTGATCCTTCTAAGTATTACATTAATAACGTAGGAGGAACATCTAAGCTTCTTTCAGCATTAAACACTATTGGTTTCAAAGGAACATTTGTATTTTCAAGCTCAGCGGCTGTTTATTCAGATACAGACCCTAAACAGAATCAAAGTATCAGAGAAACATTTGAAACCATTCCTCCTAGTCCATACGGTATGAGTAAATTAATGGCTGAGAAAGTTATTGAGGATTGTGCAAAAGCATATGGATTTAATGCAATAGCATTACGTTACTTTAATGCTTGCGGAGCGGATAAAGAAGTTAGACATGGACAAGTAAAATCTGCTACTCATTTAATTGCAAAAGTTATGAATGCTTTAATTAATAAAGAGGTGTTTACATTAAATGGTATTGACTATGACACACCAGACGGAACTTGTGTTAGAGACTATCTACATGTAGAAGATATTGCTAAAGCTCATAGAGTTGCATATGAACTTGGTAAAACTTTTAAACCTGGACAGTTTGATTACTTTAATTTAGGTACTGGTAAAGGTTACTCTATTAAAGAAATTATTAGCACTATTGAAAGACATACTAACAAAAAACTATTAGTTCACAAAGGTCCTAGGAGACCTGGAGACCCTGGGAGGTTAGTGGCTAGTTCTAAGAAAATAGAAAGTACTGCTGGTTGGAAAGCAGACAATTCGTCTCTAGATAATATTATTAGAACATCATGGGCTTGGTACAACTCTCAGAGGTTTAAGGATTATGCATAGAAAGGTAATTAACATGACATGTATTAAAACAAAACGTGGACGGAAATTAGGTGAAGAGGAAGCTAATCATAAGTTTCTACATTTAAAGATGGCTGGTAAATTTGTAGAAAACTTTTTCTTCGAGAATGAGATCCATGAAAAATGGAAAGATCACACAAGCAAAGAATTTACTATTATATATAGTGGAAATTAACATGTTAACAATTAATGATATTGGTGGTATTGTTGCTAAGGAAGATGAACGTTATATTGTTAAAGATAACACACATCTAAACAACTTAGTACTAAGCTCTACTACACTTCATCCTCATAAAAACACAACCGGACATAACCATGTAGGACAAGAAGAAGTTTACATATTTACAAAAGGATCTGGAAAAATGCAACTTGATGATAAAACAATTTATGTTGAAGAAGGTAATATTGTATTAATTGAAGATGGAGTTTTTCATAAAGTATTCTCTGGTCCGCATGGTATGGATTTTATTTGTGTTTTTGATGGAAGGAGATCTCATTAATGTCTAGTATGCCAACTGAAGAAGAAATGCAAGAATTTCAACAAGAGTTATGGGATCTGTTCACTCAGAGAATTGGTCCAGAGTCTGATGGACATCTACTAATGGTTGCAGGCACAATGATTGAGGCCGCAATTGAACTTTATACTTTAGTATTAACAGACGAAGAGGTTACTAGGCTCTTTAAAGAACTAGTAGAAACAGTTCCAGAATGCAGGGAGAAGATGGCTAAACGTTTAGGCACTCTTACGATTCACTAATGAAAACAGGTATTACATTTAGCACATTTGATTTATTACATGCAGGACATATTGGTATGCTAAGAGAGGCAAAAGCAAATTGTGATTATCTAATCGTAGGTTTACAAAGCGATCCTACTATTGACCGTCCTGATACAAAGAATAAACCTATACAAACAATGGTAGAACGTTATGCCCAACTAAATGCATTAAAGTTTGTCGATGAAATTGTTCCGTATCAAACGGAAGTAGATGTAGTGGATATACTAGAGTTGTTTCAGATAGATGTCAGATTCTTAGGAGACGAATACAGAGATAAGGATTTTACAGGCAAAGACGTATGTCGTAAACGAGATATCGAGTTACATTTTAATAAAAGAGATCATAGATTTAGTTCAACTGATTTAAGAAAAAGGGTGTGTGATAATGGGTGAAATAATTTTAGTAGTATATTTAAGTTTAGGTGGCGGATTTAATATGAGTATTGATCCAGAACAGATATACGGGATAACTAAAATTGAAGACTGTAAGAAACACCTTCCAACTATAATTAAAGAATATAATGCAACAGAAGGAACTTGCTTTATAGGCAAGATGACAGAAAGGTTAGAAAAAGCATAATGTATAATACTAGGCATAAGATTGAAATTTATAGCAAGGATTTATGTCCTTATTGTGATATGGCTAAGGAGTTCTTTAAACAAAAAGAGTTAACTTTTGTAGAACATAAAATTGGTCATGCAGATAGTACATATCCAAATGGATTTACTAAACAGATGTTACTTGAAAGAGTACCAGGTGCTAGAACAGTACCTCAAATTTTTATTGATGGAAAACTTGTAGGAGGCTGGACTGATTTAATAAATCATGAAATTTATACATCATGAATGAAATTAAATTGGATAAAAGTATTGTAGAATTATCTAAAGTTAAGAAATGGTTAAATGCACATTGTGGCAAAAGATGGAAAGCCCGTAATTATAAAGGTCAAGAAATTGATTGGCGAAGAGTACACAACCTAAGAAAGAGTACAGATACATTTAATAATATGTCAATGACTACATATGTTTCTTTTAACAAACGAGAAGATATGTTAGAATTTATTGAAAAATGGCCATCAGAAGTCTTGATTAATTCGTAGAAAGAGTGTATAATAAATTATGTTGTTGATAAATAATACTAAGCTACACAAAGGTAGCCTAAAACAAATTAAAATTAATCCGTGTAAGGAAGGAAAATAAAATGTCTTATAATAAAACTAAAACCGATCCCGCTCTGGGACAATCAATCCACGAATATCTAGTTAAGCAAGGAGTTGAAACTCCGAGTATAGATAACAATCTAAGTCGTACAGACAAGATTGAAATAATTGAAAAACACTTCATTAAAATTATGGAAGCATTAGGACTAGATCTAACAGATGATAGTTTAATGGATACACCTAAGCGAGTTGCTAAGATGTATGTAAACGAAATCTTTTGGGGTTTAGACTACGAAGCATTTCCTAAATGTACAGCCGTAGACAATAAAATGAAATATGATGAAATGGTTGTAGAACGTAATATTAATGTTCAAAGTAACTGTGAACATCATTTTGTTATTATTGATGGACTTGCTACAGTAGGTTATATTCCTAATCAAAAAGTATTAGGGTTATCTAAAATTAATCGTATTGTAGAATACTTTGCTAAACGTCCTCAGATTCAAGAACGTTTAACAGAACAAGTATTTCATGCTTTACAAGCTATCTTAGAAACTGAAAGTGTTGCGGTAGTTATTGATGCACAACATTATTGTGTTAAGTCTCGTGGTGTTGAGGATACTGGCAGTTCTACTGTTACTAGTAAACTAGGCGGTGTATTTAAATCCGACCCAGCTGTTAGAACTGAATTTATGAATATCTTTAATAAACCCAAGAACTAATGACTAAAATATTTGAAAGTCCTGATAAAGGAAAAACAGTATATTCTAGAAAATTTGGAGAACAGGATATGTCTAAACGTAAACTTGAGGTGTCATCTACTGTAACATTTGACGATACAGGTTCCAATGAAACAATTGGTACAGTACCTGTGCTCACAACAACGGAAGACATTGGCTGGAATAATAGTCATGCATTTGCTCCTGTATATAACGAAAGTAGCGAAGCTATTAACAAGATTAACAAATCGTTAGATGCTATTAATAAACGTCTTGCTATTCTAGAACCCAACTTAGAATTAAATGAAAAGTTTGAAGGACTAAAACAATTATACCAAGAGTACAAAGCAATGGAAAAACTACTATCAGGACCTACTAACAACGAAGAGGAATAAACATATGCAGAAGATGTTTCTAGACCAAGTACAAGTTGATAATGCAATACAGGATATTGTAAGTCAAATGTATAAAGACCAATGGAGACCAGACTATATAGTTGGCATTACAAGAGGTGGGTTATATCCTGCTCTTATAATGAGTCATCAATACGAATTGCTTATGCATACTTTAGATGTTAGATTACGAGACGGTACATCTACTAATGAAAGCAACAGTTGGATGGCAGAGGATGCATTTGGTTATATACCTGAATCAGAACAACCTATCTTCAAGTCAAGGTGGGATCCTAGTAGAAGAAAGAAGATTCTTATTGTAGATGATATCAATGATACTGGTGCAACATTTGAATGGATTAAAGCTGACTGGAGAGCTGGCTGTATGCCTCAAGAACATGATTGTTGGAATGTTATATTCGGTAATGATGGTAATGTAAGGTTTGCTTCGATAGTAAACAATTTGAGTAGTGATATCAATATTAACTATACTTCAATTGAAATTAATAAAGCAGAGAAAGACCATTGGATTGTCTTTCCATGGGAGACAAAATAAGTGCCACATTACGTTGTTGACGCATGTGTTAAATGCAAGTATACAGATTGTGTAGAAGTATGCCCTGTAGATTGTTTCTACGAAGGTCCAAATATGTTAGTAATCAACCCTGATGAATGTATTGATTGCGGAGTGTGTATTCCGGAATGTCCGGTTGATGCAATTATTGACGATTATCAAATGAAGGATTATCCTGACAAAGATTGGATTAAGATTAACCATGAGATGTCAGAGCAATGGCCTAACATTACAGATCAAAAAGATCCTTTGCCTGAGGCAGAAGAATTTAAAGACACAAAAGATAAAAAGAGTTTAATGGAGAAATGATTGGCTATTAACTATAACGAGTTAAGAGATTTAATAGATTTAAGTAAATGTCCTCACCTTATTGAAAAATACAAAGGTGTTGTTTCTTTGCCTCTTGACTTAGAACCATTTGTGTTTGATAACGAAACTGCTTTTTGGGATCTATGGACAAATGAGAATCATGTTGTTTGGAGAAATCATATTGATAGAGGATCTAGTAATTTAACTAGCCCAGAACTATCACATACACAATGGCATGGGTTAGCACTACATGAGGACATGGAACTGTACGAACATGGATCTTGGGGTACTAAAATTACCGAAGAGGCTAGAAAAATAAGTCCTATTATGGTACAAAGAATGTTTGACGAACTGCCATTTGTTAGAATAAGAAGTATTAGGCTTTGGTCTGCACATAAACAAATACCAGCACACTATGATGGTAACATGCCAGACAGTTTAGATGGTAAAATGTTCTTTCCTACAGAAATTCGTATTATGTTACAAGATGATAATCCAAAACCTACATTCTGGCTTACTTCTGCTAAAGAGCATAAACCTAATACCGAAGTACCAGCAGATCAAAAGCATTATGTTGTACTACCAGAAGGTACCAATACATTTGCATGGAATAATGAAGATTACTTGCATGGTGCAGATTTTGATGGATCAAACCGTAAAGTATTGGCAGTAATCAAAGGTTGGGTAGACTTAACAAAATTAGAAACCTTACTTGATAAAAGTATTGCAAAGTACCCAGACTTTGTAGTTAAGATTTAGGTTGACTTTACAGTTTAAATCTAGTATAATACGTTATAATGAGGAGAGCATATGAAATACTATTATAGTGAGATATTTCACAGTATACAAGGTGAAGGACATTATACTGGTGTTCCTACTGCTTGGATACGTTTCTTTTTATGTAACTTACAATGCAATGGATTTGGTCAGATAGATCCTACAAACCCTAGCACATATGAGTTGCCTTTTGAGGACTTTGATGTATCTAGTGTAGACAGAGTTGAAGACTTACCTGTATGGGACAAAGGTTGCGACAGTAGTTACACTTGGGCAAAGAAGTTTAAAAGCCTAATGGGACATGAAGAGCCTGATGTATTAGCAAATAAAATTATTGATATTATTAGAACAGATAGTAATCCAGAAGGACGATTCCTACATCCAGTTTCTCAATATAGACAACATTTATGTATTACAGGTGGTGAACCACTTATGATTACTGGACAACGTGCAGTTATTGGAATATACAATGAACTGCATAGACAAAGTAACTTACCAGGTAGTATGACATTTGAAACTAATGGTACACAGAAACTAAGTGACGATTTTAAGAATTGGGTAGAGTCAATTGATACTGAAATATTTTTTAGTGTCAGTCCAAAACTATGGACAGTAGCAGGTGAGAAGCCTGAGAAGGCTATTAAGCCAGACAATGTAGCAGAGTATTATAATTTATCTAAAGCAGGTCAATTAAAGTTTGTAGTAGGTGATAAGGAGGAACATTGGCAAGAAATGGAAAGTGTAATTGCACAATTTAGAAAAGCAGGAGTAAAATGGCCAGTTTGGGTTATGCCTGTTGGTGCAAGAGAAGAAGAACAAACTGCAACGGCAGGTGCTATTGCAGAAAGAGCATTCAAACGAGGATATAATGTGGCGGCAAGAGTGCATGTTTATTTGTTTGGAAATGCTATAGGAACATAAATAACGTTGCTTACAGAAGGCAGTTTTACACAAAATAGAAAAGGATTTCTAACTATGAATACAATTAAGGTTATTCCAGTGCTTTTTTCTACATTAGCAGTACTAGGTGCATGTTCACCTGGTCACATAGCGGCCAATAAAAACGGCAAAGCAGAATATGTTTGGGTTGGATGTCAAAAGGTTGTAAAGAATCCTAGTCCGTCAGGAGCATATGCTATTAGCCCTGACCCACTTCAGGATTTGGCTATTGGTGACAACTTTTACTTTAAACAAGTCGGCAATGACGGAACTGTTGGTCCAGTCGAAACTGGAGAACCTTGCAAACACTAAATTTTCTGATAATTCAAGGAGATAAAGAAATGCAAGTTAAAGGTAAACTAGACGAACTAATGGAAGACAATGACTGGGCTCTTATATTTGGAGAGGACGGTCGTGTAAAAGGAATTTTTATTCCGCAAGGCAAACAAGAATCAGACGTGCCACAAGAAATGGAAAACTTACTCCGTGTAATGGGCATAAATTTATATGAGGACGGAGCATCCGTCCATTAATTAGGAATAGCTAAACCCCAATGGGGTTTGGCGTTTCTTACTTAGGAGTGTTAATGTCGAGACATTTTATTGAAACTAATCCATGTGAAGGTATATGTGTAGCAGGGTACGGTCCAGAAGGTCAATATTGTATTGGCTGTTATCGTACTGATGAAGAACGTATAAATTGGAGAAATTACTCTGATGAAGAACGAAACGACATTATAGCACAAATTGTAATACGAGAGGAACAAAATGATGCTTGATTGGCTTAAAAAGAAACTCAGTAAAGAAGTAAAGCATGATCCAACAATGGCTGAGAAAATGCAAAATAGCAAAGAACCTTGGGTTAATGTTATTACTTGTGATGTTAATAAGGATAATCCAAAAGAAGGATACTTTGAATTAGAATGGAATCCTGCATTTGTTAAGCATTTAATTAAAGCAAATTACTATGGGCCTACACCTGAAGCAGTAGTTGATCAATGGTTTACAGATTTATGTACAAACGTTAGTTTAGATGGACAAGCACAACAAAGTGCTATTGCTGATGGTAATAGAGTCCGAACTAACGAGAAAACGTTAAACCAAGAATGAAGTGGTTATTAGTATTAGTTGCAATAAATCTGTATCCAGATGGTTCGGCAGAACATTATATATTGACAAGTCCTACATTTAATAGTTTAGAACAATGCCAGCAAGAAGCAATGGTAAATCATAAAAAAGTAAAGCAGTTAGCATTAGACTATCTTGGTGGCCCTGCTAAAGTCTATTGTTTTGATCAAGATAATCTTAAAGAATACATAGATCAAAATGCAGTAGGCGGACCTACTACCCCGTCAAAGAAGCATCCAATTTAATGTCCAAGAAAAAGAAAACATATGAATTGTCTGCATATGATAAACTTTGGTTAAAAGCAATGAATAGTTGTTTAGATCATGAAGGTAAAGTAATTCCATATTTTTGGTTGACAAATAAAAAATAGTGTGCTATATTATAAAAACAATAAAACTTTAGGAGAAGTTTATGTCATTTCTATTAGTTGACGCCGCTAACTTGTTTTTCCGTGCTAGGCATGTAATACGCCATGGTACATCAGAAGAACGTGTTGCAATGAGTTATCACATTATATTTGCTAGTATCTTAAAGCAATGGCGTGAGCAAAAAGCTACTCATGTTGTATGTTGCTTTGAAGGACGTAGTTGGCGTAAGAATGTATATCCTCCTTATAAGGCACAAAGATCAGATGCTCGTGCAAAACTTACAGTTAAAGAGCAAGAAGAAGAAAAGATCTTTTGGGAAAGTTTTGACGTATTTAAAGAGTACCTAACTAAACGTACTAATGTAACAGTACTACAGAATCCTGGTGTTGAAGCAGATGATTTAATTGCACGTTGGATTGATTTACACCCTAACGATAGACATGTAATTGTATCTAGTGACAAAGACTTTGAACAATTGATTGCTTCTAATGTTGATTTGTACAATGGTATAACTGGTATTAAGACTACTATTGATGGCTACTTTGATGATAAAGGCAAACCAGTTAAGGACAAGAAAACAAAAGAAGTAAAAGCGGCTCCTAATCCAGACTTTATGTTATTTGAAAAATGTATGAGAGGCGATGTGTCTGATAATATTTTTAGTGCATATCCTGGTGTTCGTACTAAAGGTACTAAGAATAAAGTAGGTCTACAAGAGGCATTTGCAGACAGAGATAACAAAGGGTTTATGTGGAATAATCTAATGCTACAACGTTGGACTGATCACGAAGGCGTAGAACATTTAGTTAGAGATGATTATGAACGTAATGTTAGCATTATAGATCTACATGCACAACCTGAAGATATTATTAAAGAACTAGATTCTACTATTGGAGAAGCAGTACAAGTGCCTAAGAAACAAGGTGTTGGTATACATTTTATGAAGTTCTGTGGTAAACACGATATGCAAAAGGCTGTAGATCAAGCACAACATCATTCTGAATGGTTAAGTTCCGTATATGGGTAGGTTAAAAGTATACTTAACGGTATTTTGATGATAAATACAGTTGAAGGAATAAATTTATGAGCAGACCTAAACCTACAGTAATATTAACACATACAGATCAAACAACATATAAGTCAGAAGAGGTACTTAGTGCCGATGCAATATATGCTGTCTTTCACAAAGACAAGCCTATTAATCTTCGTACTTTAAACTCGCTTGTATCTTATCCTGGACCTAAATATAAGAAAGTATCCTTTTCTAATCCAGGACATGCATTTAACTTGTCAGATCGATTAAACAAATTATTTAGAACAAACGATTTTTCTGTTGTTGAATTAAAAAACGGCAGAAAGATTGTTGAGCATGGATCTAGCAAATAAACTAGTTAAATATTACATAGACAAAAATCCGAGACAAGGTATGTGGGAAACCACAGAAGTTACTCCTTATAGTATGTTTAAAAACTATACTGAAGGTAAGGAGAAAGGTCTAAGACTTACTAGCTTTGGTTGGAGTCTTATGCGGAAAGATTGGACTCATTACTCTCATCAATTACCAACTGGATTTCGTTTAAATGCTGGACACTTAATAGGATTGCAAAATCATTGCGATTGGCCTTACTATATAGGTGCAGGGTATTTGAGACTATTTGGAGAAGCGGATAACATAGAAGTACGGCTCGTAAACAACGATATTATGCTATGGCTTAATAGTTTAAGCACGTTAGGCCAAGGTAAATTTTAAATAAATACATACATGAAAGACTGGAACCCCTATATTAAGGCCGGTTGGGAATTGGTTACAGAAGCAACTTCGGTTACTCCTATATACCTAGATCCAGAAATTGAACATTTCCTAGTTTTCACAATCGCAAGAACAATCGAACGTAATGACATAGGTAGCGAATCTGTTGCTATTAAAATACTAGAAGCACGTTCTATTCCTAGAGGTAGATCCAGACAACCAATTCTCCGAGCTATTGGTGAAGAATGTTTGTTTATAGATGCATGGGATATTAAAAAACGTAAATGGCCTAGTATGACATACTATAGTCAAATGGGTCAAATTGCTTTTATGCAGTCTTCTTTGTCTACTAGACCAAACAACGAACTATTAGAAAAGGCTAGTAATAGTTTTACTATGCTTTCTAAGGTACTTAAATCAGTTCGTGACCTAGCAAAATTCTAGTCCTAACTTCGGTAACTTCTCCCGTATACAGTAAATATAGGTGTTACGGTATAGAGCCGTAACTAAATATTTTTAGGAGATTAAAATGATTGACCCAAGAATAGAAATATATGACATGATTTGGGATATTAGCAACAAGTTAAATGAGCTAACAATGAAGTTGTCAGAAATACCACATGAAATCGAAGAGTACGAAATGAACTTCCACGGACCATGTGAGGGTGATTATATGCACCCAGACACACCAACACACGCCAAGCCAGACGGTTTTGGTGAAGATGCTTATTGGGACGCCCCAATGCAAGTTTGGATGGAACCATCACAATGGGAGTGGGACGAGCATGATATGTTCGGAAATGCCGCTACAGACTATTGTTATGATTGCGATGCTGAAGAATGGATGTATTCAGATGAGCCAGATTGGTCTAATGAGTACACATGGGAAATGGATTACGGTATGGAGTACGATAGTATCTCCGGTGATGACATGCCTCCAATGCAAGAAGGAATGGATGGTCCAATGGATGCAAACATTGACGCACCAGCAGTTGAAGCAACAATGATGCCTGAGGAAACTCAAGGTAGCACTCCAGGTACAGAAGGAAAAGAGTAGTAACAAGTCCGCTTTTATAAAGGGGCTTTTTTTATATCTCCTAAGTTTTGGCGAGTTATTAAACCCGTATACTACAATGTATACGGGTTTTTTCGTGACTAAGTTATTGTAATCATTGAAGAATAAAAAAAATAAAAAAAGAACCAGAAAAAGGTTGACCTTTTAGGACCTGTGTGTTATATTATATACATAATGCAGTTGCGAATGGCGTAATTGGTTATTAAATTAAAGGAGATTAAAGTGTCAGATATCGTTACTAATGAAGTTCTCGAAGCGGCAATTGAAGAAGTTGCCAAAGGTGAAACATTTAAATTTGTTGGTTTTGCTACCAGTAAAAAGGGTCGAGGTAAACTTCGTTTCTCAAATGACAAGAGGCGTACACGAACTTTGGTCCGTAATGGTTTTACTGACGTTAAGTTTATTGAACTTCCTTATGCAATGAACAAAGAAGAAATTCTTGCTAGTTCATTTGTTGATATGGTTACCCCTGTAGTTGTAATTGAAAATATTTCAGAAAATATGCAAAAAGAGGTTGACCTTTCTGCATAAGGTGTGTATAGTAGTAACATAATTAAAATTAACCCATATAAGGAGCCACATAATGGGACAAGCAGAAACTAAAGTAAATGAGCCAAACACTCTAAAAATTAGCGAGTGTAAGCCAATTATCCGTAAAGCAGTTAACAAGAAACGTCCTGTGTTTATTTGGGGACCTCCAGGTTCTGGTAAATCGGATATGGTTGATCAAGTTGCAAATGAATTTGATAACAGTCTTGTTATTGATATGAGAATGGCACTTATGGACCCTACAGATATTAAAGGTGTTCCATATTACTCCGCTAACGATAATACTATGAAATGGGCACCTCCAGCAGAATTGCCTAATGC